TCAGGAATAGGCAGACGTGGCCCGGTATAGGCCCGAGGCGTTCACGAACACACTGCGGCGGGCAGTCGCCTCACCACGCTCGTTGAGCTGGTATCCCTCAACCCACAACCAACCAGCCACAGTGGACTTGCGCGGCGCCACCTTCGTCGCGCGCACCGTCAGCCCGCGTGCGAACTGAGGGCTGGCCTTATCGGTCAGCCAGAGCACGTCGCCCGGCTGCGGGGCACGATCCAGCAACCGGAAACGTGCGAGCAAGGCCGTCGTCATGCCGAGACCCAGCCGCGCGCATTGAACTGCGGTTCACGGCGCACGGGTGCACTGTGCCGCCCCTCGCCGAGCATCAGCCGGAACGCCCGGCTCAGCAGCGGCGCAGAGGCCGGACGCTCGGCGACCTCGACGGGAATTGTCATGTGCAACAGGTAGTCACGGGCCGCGACGGCAGAACGGCATGGAGACGAAACCTTGCAGATAGCGCACCGCCCCCCGCGCTCGGTGCTGTGTTCCCGCAGCGCACGGCGGGCCTGGTCAGCGCCCAAGTACAACGAGAGCGGCGGAACCGGCGCGACACCGATAGCCCTCGGCGGCCAGCCGTGGGAAACTGGGGGCGAGTCGAGCTGGTGATTCCTCATGGGTGTTGCCCTTTCGCTCTGGCCGGGGCGGGCGCTGGGAGCCAACCGATCGCCCGCCCCGGTGCTGTTTAGACCGCTGGCATATCGCCAGCGGGTAGCGCCCTGAGGTACCGCGTGATGTCCTCAGCATTTTCGAGCGCGTGATCGATAAGCGTAGTAAGGCCCGAGTTGCGTGGGTCTGCCAGCATTAGGGCAGCTTGGGCGCGGTCAATGCTCACGGCCAGGTTGCGCGAGTGAAACAGTGCCCGGCTGATCTTCTCCAGCGCGCGTGCACACTCTTGCGGCGATTCGATCGCCATGCCCGTTCCTCCCGTAGCCGATCGCTTACATGGGCTGACTTGCCGTGACGTTGGATAGGTACCAATCATTTATGTGACCACGGCCGCAGTCAAGCACTGAGCTAGATTTGGTTGGTACCTATACCGGAGGATGGCAGCGTGACCCTGTACCGCAAGATCGCGTCAGAACTACGCGGCCAGATCGCCGGCGGGCAACTGAACCCCGGCGACAAGCTGCCCACCGAGCCTCAGCTCGTCGAGATGTACAAGGTGTCGCGCAATACGGTCCGGCTCGCTATCGCCCAGCTCGTGAACGAGGGCCTGATCTCCGTGCAACCAGGTCGCGGCTTCGGCACCGTCGTTCGCGATCGAGTCGTGCTGACCTACCACGCCTCCCGCGCCGAACAGGTCGACGTCCTGGTCGCCGAGTCCGACGCCTACGTGACAGAGGTGCGAGACCAGGGACGGACGCCCACCCAAACCTTCGAGTTAAGGATCGAGGCCGTATCCGCCGAAATCGCGGAACGGCTGGAGATCGTCGAGGGCGACTCGGTGGTCGTAAGGTGCTGCACACGCAGCGTGAACGGCGAGCCAACGTCTACGCAGGACACCTACTACCCGATGTGGCTTGCCCATGAAGTACCAGAGCTGATGAGCCCAACAGACATCGCGCAGGGCACAACGAGGCTACTCGCCGACAAGGGATTCCAGCAGCCCGCCGAGATTGACGAACTGCTGGCCAGGATGCCAACGCCAGCAGAGGTGCAGCGCCTTGGCCTTCCGGCAGGAACACCGATCATGGAGTACTACCGCACAGGGCTTCTGGCCGATGGGCGGCCGGTCCGCGTCACGACCATCGTTTTCCGGGGTGACGCGAACCGCGTGGTTTACACCCTCGGAGACCCCAGCGTCTTCGCCCGGCGCGAGGCTGGCGAATGATCGTCACACGCGCGACGCTGGCTGACGTCGAGGTGATCATGTCATGGCGCCGTGAACGCGTCGCCTGGCTGGCAGCACGCGGCGAGGATCAGTGGTCGATCCCTCTCCCCACGTCAGCGATTGCCGCCACCGTTCAGTCAGGCCAGACATGGATGGTGTGGGACGGCGACGATCCCGCCGCAACGCTCACCCTCACTGGATACACAGACCTCGACGACCTGTGGAAGCCCGATCGAGACCCCGAGGCTCTGTGGTACGCAGAGGACGACCCCGCTGACGCTTTGTACGTCGCAAAGATGATGGTGCCCCGGCGGCGCGCAGGCACAAACCTCGGGGCGGAAATGCTCGACTGGGCAGGCGGGCAAGCTTACCTCGCGGGGCTGACTTGGCTACGCCTTGATGCGTGGACCACCAACCCGCGACTGCACGCCTACTACGTCGGACAAGGGTTTCACCATGTGCGAACGATCGAAACCAGGGTCAGCGGGGCCTGCTTCCAACGGGCAACACAGCCCTACCTTGGGCGCCTACTGAAGACTGAAGGCTAAGGGCGGCTCCCCGGTAGCGGGGCCGCCCCTCCTTCGGGTTGGAATGACAGGTCAGGCCGGGCGGGGTGCGATGCGGCGGATGTAGGCAGTGGACGAGGTGAGGGCGGCAGCGATTGCTGCCTCGCTGAGATCCGGGAGCGCGGCGCGGATCTTGTAGATGACGGCAGCGGTCTGCGGTGCGGTGCGCTGGCCTTTCGGGGGCAGGTCGGCGAGCAGGGCGGCGAGAATCTGGTCCTGGGCCAGTGGGGCGGCCGACTCAGGTTCGGGCTGCGGCTCGGGTTCGGCGAGCTGGTGCACGCGCCAGCACACCAGCGGCGGCACGGCGGACACGACGACGGTGAGGGCGACCAATCCGGGCTGCGACCAGTCGGCGTGCACGAGGTGGGCGGCGATCTGGGCGACGATGGCCAGCCCCAGCGCCCAGGCGACATCGCGGGAGCGGCCTCGCATGATCGCGGCCCACATGTAGGCGTCAAGTCCCACGGGAAACAGCACGGCGGCCATGACCGGGAACCCGATCACGACGGCGAGGTCGTACTCGCCCCGGGCGGCGAGCGCTGCGGTGGCGAGCATCGAAACCCAGCGGAGAACAGCGACGGCGGACATGCGGGGGCTCCAGTCAGGATGGTCGGGCGCAGGGCAGGAAGGGTGCCGGGGCGGCGGGTACCGCCCCGGGCGGGCTACGGCTGGGGACGGCTGATGAGCACAGCCTCGCCTGCTACGACGTAGCAGCAGCGGGGCGCGGACTGGCCGGCTCGCTCGCGTCCGTCCTTGCGGAGCGTGAGCCCGTAGACGAACCGGCGGCCCAGGCGGCAGGGGCCGTGGTCCACGCTGGTCACCCGGATCGTGTATCCGCTGCGGCGTCCCCCGAGGTCTGCGCTTGCGGGGATGTGCAGGATGTCGCCGACGCGAAGGTCGTTGCCGTTGGCCGTGGTCATGTCGCTCCTCCACTCGCTCATGATGCCACATCAGTAGGCCACATCATGAGGCATTAAGTCAACTGATGCGGCCTACTCGTGTGGCCTACTGGTGTGTGAGACGATGGCGGCATGAGCGGCGATGCTGAATTCCCCGAGCGCAGGGCGGTCCGTGAGGCGGCCGAGGCGCTGCGCGCGGCAGCCCCCCGGCTGCATGACGCAGTGATTGCGGCGGCTCGCGCTGGTGTGCGGCAGGCCGACATCGTGCTCGACTCTGGGTACTCCCGCGAGCAGGTGCGGCGCATCCTTCGCGAGGCAGGCATCGGGCCGAGCCGGTAGGACGCAAAAAGCCCCGCCCCGCCGACCCTGTTACAGGTCAGCGAGGCGGGGCGTCGTGTGCAGCGGGTGTTACTCGGCTCGGATGAGCGGGGTTCCGTCGCGGTCGCGCGGGTCGGCGACAGGCGTTACCCGGGGCCGGACCACACCGAGGTACACCGCGAGGTCAGCAACAGCGGCGACCGCGAGGACGAGGGCGGCGACCTGCGATTCGTCGAGCGGGACCAGGCGCAGTGCGACCAGGGCGAGTAGAACGGCCTTGGTGGTGACGGAGATGGCCGCGCCAAGCGCGGTCGGGGTCAGGGTGGCGGGGTTCAACGTTTCTCCTTCGTGAGGGTGTCGATGACGGCGCGGAGGCGGGCGATTTCGGTGCGGGCGTCGGCCAGCTCGGCGGCCATGCGCTGCATCTCGGTGCGCAGCTCGACAGCGAGCGCACCGGCGGCGTCAGCGACGGCCTGGGCAGCTTGTGCCCGCAGGGCGTCACGTTCGGCGTAGAGCCGGGCTATCTCGGCGGTGCGGGCGCGGCGGGCGAGCAGGGCGGCGATGATGCTAGAGACAGCCCCGGTCCCGAGTAGCGCAACGATCAGTTCCGGGGCGGCCACGGTTACTCCTTGAGGCGTGCGGCCTGCGCGTCAAGCACGGCCTTGGCGACTTCTGCGGCGGTCGGGGGCTTGGGTAGGTACGGGGCGACGGCTGCGGCGAGCGCGGCCGGATCAATGCCGCCGGTTGCCTGCTTGTCGAGGCGCTGCTCGATCCCGGTCACCTTGCCAGTGAGCGCGCCGATAGCCGCCTGGGCTTCGCGGACGAGAGCGCTGGTGTTGCTGTGCGCGAGAGCATTGGAGTTGACCGCTCCGCCGCGTGCTGCGGCCTGGTCGTAGACGGCGCCGTCGCCGCCGGCCCTGACCCAGTCGGCGCGGGACGGCGCCCAGTTGTCGAACAGCAGCTTGAGGCGGAAGTCCTGTACGGGGTCCACGTCTTCGGGTTCCTTCACGGGTTCGGGGTTGGGGCTGGTGTTGCCGGTGATGACCGACAGCACAGCGGACATGGCCTCGGGGCTGCCCGCGTGCTGGCGGAGGAAACTGATGTGGACATGCCACAGATGGCTGTCGTCGGATGTGGCCGGGTGTCCGTGGTAGGTGTCCCAGCCGGTCACGTCGCGGCCGTTGAGAGTGCCGTAGAACTCGCGGCAGTAGTTGAGCCTGGGGTCGTTCTGGTCTTTGGCTGAGGCGAGCAGCCGACCAGTGACGAGCCGCATGTCGGCGGGGTTCATGTTCATGTCGACGGCGCTGGCCCAGGTCGCCTGGCCTGCCCGGTCCTCGGGTAGCTGCACGCTGTAGTTCGACGTGGGCTGGTCTTCACGGCTGATGTGATAGCCGCCGGTGCGGGCGTGCGCCGGGTCGCCGACGATGCCGGAGCAGACCGCGGAGGCGATGGCCGTTTCCCACGCGTCGGCGAACTGCCTCATGGCTGGGGTGGCGATGGTGGTCACAGCGTGGTGTCCTCCCTGGTGGCGGGCATGGTGAGGGGGCGCACGCGTGCGGGGCGCGGCGCTGGGGCGGGTTGCGCGGGGTGGCTACGGTGGCAGGGCGGCTGGCGCCTTCCCCCGTGGGTGCCAGCCGCCCCGCATGCGGGGTTAGCGGACGCGGCGGAGGCTGAACCGGGCCGGCACGGCACCGGCGGCTAGGAAGTTCAGCGGGCCTGCCGCGCCGTGGAACACCAGCACCTCGACGTAGGCGCCGGGCGTGGCGTCGAACTCCGCCGTCAGGGTGAACGGGGCGTGGTTCGACGGAAGTGCGTTGTACCGCTGGTCAGCGAGCCAGATACCGCCGCTGAGGCGGATGTGCGCCGCGCGCATCAGCCCTGTGCTGGTGTCCTGTAGCGCGAACGCTGCCGACACCACGTACGTCCCTGCGGCAGGCACGGTGAGCCTCATGGGGTAGTTCGCGAGATCGGCTGTTCCGGGCGTGGCTGTGGCGATGGCCTGCCACGGGATCGGGACCTCCGCCCCGGCTGCGACGGGGTAGTCGGTGGTGCGGGTGAGTACCGCGTACGCGCCGCGCAGCACCGCATCGTGGTCCTCGACGGCAGCGGCTACGGCGTTGATGTACTCCGGCGTTGCGACCTGCCCGTACTCCTGGGCCGGGAAATCAACGGGTGGTGTCATGCGGTGATCCCCCATGCGTGTGTGCCCCACGCGCCTTGTCCCCAGCGCAGGACGGCCGGGGCGCGGCGTGCGGTGATGGTCTGCGTGTAGCCCGAGCTGCTGAGCCGGTCGGTGATGCCGCTGATCCAGTACTCGCCGTCGAGCGCGAGGCCATCGGGGTCGGTGACGCGTACCCGGTCGCCGAGCTGTAGCCGGGGGTCGCCGATGATGTCGAGGCCGGTGATGGCGGGCTGTGGCCAGGCGAGGTCGGACAGCAGCTCTGCGCCGAGGGCGTCGGCGACCTGCTGCGTCTGCACCCACGGCCCTGCCGGAAGGGTGAGAGGCTGCGGCCCGAACCGCTGCACGGACTTGGCGTCGGTGACAGTGTGCTCAACCTCAGGGCCGACGATCAGCGCGTACCCGGCGACACTGATCGTCGGGGTGCCCGCCGTATTCGCGGTGTACAGCACGTCGCCCGTTCCGTTGGTGAGCAGGAGACGTGCTTTCGTGGCCTGCCACTCCACGACCATGCCCGTCTCACCCGTCCCCGGATCTCCGGTGCCGTCAGGGTTACGGGCCAGGGTGACCTGTGTGGACGGTGCCGGGAGGCCGATGCTCACCGGATCGATGGCGTAGGCGGGTTTGGTGAACGCGACCCACAGCTCGATCCGGCTGCGCGGCTCGATCCGGTGCACCTCCGTGCTCTCGTACAGCAGCGACGATGCCAGGTCGCGGCGCACCGGCCGGTAGGTGACGGTGATCTGATTGCGTACCCGGTCGAGTTCATCAGCCGACGCCAGGCCCAGCAGCGAGTTCGCTGCGGTGAGGGCGCGTACCGGGGTGTGTGCCCGGCGGGACGCCGCGCGGGTCCGGTAGTGGAACACGCCCTGTTCGTCGAGCATCACGGTCGCCTGCTCGGCGGCGGCGAGTTCCTTAAGCAGCGCCCACGCCTCACGCGGCGTGTGATCGAGCACCCCGACAAGATCGAGAGCCGAGGTGTCCAGCCGCGCCGTGGGAACGAACCCCGGCTCGTGCGGCCACTGCACGCCGGTGCGGTGCCAGATCATGACCTCACACACCGGCTGATACGCGGTGAAAGCAGCTCGCAGGTTCAGCGGGGCCAGCCCTGCGGGGTCAAACGTCGCCGTGGTCTCGGTGCCGTTGAGGAAGAACCTCACCTGCCCGGCGGCAAGGTCGAGGCTCACACCCGCGTGGTGCCATCCGCCGTCATCGGGCACGGCCGGCCCGTACACGTCGCGGTAGACCGTGCCCGGCCCGCCCTCCGGCCCGCTGGGGTTGTAGGCGTAGCGCATGCACAGCCGATGATCGGCACCTGCACCAAGCCACAGGGAACCCTTGAAAACGTTGGGCTTGGACCCAGCGAACGCCGTGTAGCCCGCGCGCAGCCGCGCACCGTCCGGGAGCGGCTCGTTTCGGCGGCGGGTCCACCAGGCGACCGTCACACGCTGCCAGGTCCGGGTACCCGAAGGCATACCCGGCGGCTCGGCCGGGGTGCAGGCGACTTCCGCTGACTGCCAGCCGACCGTGCCAGGCTTCGCGTCGGCGGCGAGCACGTACCTGCCCGGGATGAACGCCGGGGCGGCGGGTGCTGAGCCGAAGGAGTTCGGTGCGGTGCTGTACGCGCGGCCCAGTCCGATCACGGTGCTGAACTCCGAACCGTTGACCCGGTACGGGTGCGTCGAGCCCCACATCGGGGCGTACACATCCGGTTCAGCGCCGCGCGGCGCGGCGTCGAACGTGATCGCCGCCCCGCCCCGCGCAGCACGCGCACCGTAGGCGATCAGTCCGGCGATCCACGTGCCTGACAGGCCAGCGGATGTTTCCACGGCTGGGACTGCGGTGGTGTGGCGGAAGAACTCCCGGTAGTCCAGGGCGTCGAGCTTCACTGTGCGGCGGGCAGCATCCGCTGTGACGGACCGCGTGAGGCCAGTGAAGCGCCTGAGGTACTGCGTCCCGGTAGCGGTCATCATGCCGATGTCAGCCGTGACCGGCCGCGCGAGGCGTTCCCGCCCGGCCAGAGGCGAGGCTGGGTTGGTGCGGGAAAACCACCAGGCGGCGTGCCGGGCGCTGTCGGCCGGATCGCCGATCGTCAGTTCAGCGGACAGGGCAGCGGCGGCGGCCCCCTCAGTGAGAGCGACCTCGTCGGGCAGTTCACCCGACAGTGCCCGGTCCACGCTGATACTCCCTACCTGGGCCGACAGGTCGTCGATCCCGCTGCCGTACCCGTCGCCGTCCCAGTCCGCCCGCAGCCGCAGCACCGGGCGGCGCTCCGGGGACTCGATCGCTGCGGCCAGCTCGGTCGAGGCGGGAAGCATCAGCCCACCTCCGCAAGGGTCATCTCAGCGTCGTGCAGGTCAGCCCACGGGTACGTGTCGGTGAGGGACGTGATGGACACACGCGGCACGCCACGACCAGGCCGCCACGGCCCCGCCGTCGCGGACAGGTCAGCGCGCAGCGCGTCAACCGCAACGACAGTCGCCGCTGTGACGGTCGACGGGGTGGCCTTGATCATGACCGCAGCCCACGCTGCCCCGGCGGGGAACGTGCCGGTGAAGGAGAGCCGTGTCCAGGCCGCCGCGACAGTCGCGGCAGCACCGGCGAACGTTCCGGTGCCGCCTGTTGCGGTGAGCCAGGTTCCTGCGAGGCGCAGCTCGACGGCGCGCGTAGACCGCACCGATGCGGACACCGCGAGGGGCAGCCCAGCGGCCCCGGGCAGAGTCTCGGCAGCGAGTACCCCGCCGGCCGGTGAGGCTGGCAGCGACCACTCAACCACCCTCAGCCCGTGCACCGGCTGGTATCCGGATGGCATGACCGAAGCGAGGGACTCCCCTGCCCCGGCCACGCTGAACCCGGCAACGCCAGCCAGCACGTCGCTGCCGCTGGCGGCGTTGGGCGTGAAGTAGTTCCACGGCACATCCTGCGGCAGCATCAGGAACGGGCCGCGCCCCTGCGTGTGGAACGCCTCCAGAATGGCGTACTGGGCATCGGTGAGTGCCCGCCACGCCAGGCTGTACGTGCGGCGAGGCTGGCCCGTGTAGTCGATCGCCCTGCCACCGCCCAGCGTCCGGTGCTCGCCGAGCATGGGCTCCGCAGTTGCCTGCACGCCCCGCAGCGGCGGCGGCAGGGCGGTGAGGTTCCCGGTGGTGCCGAGGTACAGGGGCATGTCAGCCTCTCCGGTTCAGGTACCGGTCACCGGTACGGGCTGCGGCGGCCACTGCCTCGGGCCGCTGGGTCAGCACGCCCTCGACCATGTCGCTGACCGCGCGTTCTCCAATCTGGACAGTCACGTAAACCGGCCCGCCGCCGCCCGCGCCGAGCATCCCGGCCAGGCGGTTCAGTGGAATCACGGCCTCGTCCTGGCCGCCCTCGCCGACCACGGCCAGCCGCCCGCCCGGGGTCGCCGGGACGATGCCGCCCTTAGCCAGCATCGGAATGTCGGGGAACAGGTCCGGCACCGAGAACCCCTGGCCTCCGATGCCGGGCACCCAGTCCGGGATACGGATCGAGAACCCGAGGTCCAACCTGTTCCACAGGCTGATCAAGAAGTTCAGCCCGGACCGTCCGGCGCTGACCAGGCCGTCGAACAGGCCAGACGCCGCCGACGTGATGCGGCCCTTGAGCCCGAGCACGAACCCGACGAACGAGTCGATCTTGGATGAGATCCAGCCGAGCGCGGCCGACGCCCCGTCGAAGATCATCCGGAAGTAGCCGATCACCAGGTCACGAGCCCAGCGCAGCACGCCGAGCAGCAGGTCCCAGGCACCCCGCCAGATCGACAGGATGAAATTCAGGTACCAGGTGACGGCGGCGACGATCCACGACCACACAGTTTTGATCGCGCCCCAGACGGCCTCCCAGGCCGCCACGGTCGCCTTTTTCACGGTGTCCCAGTTGGCAATGATCAGCGCCACCACTGCGATCACGAACGCGATGACCCAGCCGATCGGCCCCATCGCCACCACCCACGCGGCGGCCATCCGTGCGGCCTGCATGAGGCTCTGAGTACCCATGAGAATCCAGCCGCCCACCATCCGGGCGAACGTCAGGGACGCGACACCAGCGGCCTGCGCCTGGGCGGCCTGTATGACCAGCCACGCGGCGGCCGAGCGGGCGGCCTGAACGCCGGACTGCACGGCCAGCAGTACCCAGCCCGCGACGTGACGGGCGAACGTCACAGCGGCCGTGGCAGCGGAGCGGACCGCGCCGCCGTCCATGAGCGCGTACGCGACGAGCAGGCGGCCGGCGTTCCAGATCGCTTGTGCGCCAAGGAAAATCCAGCGCGCCACCATCGCCACGACCTGAGCGGAGTGCACAGCGGCGGCACGGATCGCGGCGACTTGCGTCATCACCCACGCGGCGGCCGTCTTGACGCCGGTGACGGTGGCCGTGACGCCCAGGGCGATCAGGTGCGGCAGGAAGATCGCGGCGATGATCCCGGCGACGACTTGCAGCGGCACCTTGTTGGCGTCGACCCAGTGATAGAAGTCCGATAGGGCCGGGATGATGTCGCCAGAGATGAATCCGGCCACCAGCTTCACGGACGGCCCGAAGTTGGCCGACAGGTAGCCGGTGACCTCCTTCAGTACCGGCAGGCCCTTACCACCGACGAAATCGACGAACGCCGTCTGCACCTGCCGTTTGAACGCCTCAAGGCTGCTGGCTGCCGTGTCGTGCAGCGTCGCGCCAGCCTTGTCGGTGGCTCCGGTGAGCTGGCCGAGGCCGGCAACGGCGCTGCTGGGGTCCAGCGCGTACAGCGCACCCTGCAAGTCCTCGGACTTGGTGCCGAACAGCCCGAACGCGACAGTGGCGGCGTCCGCCTTGCCTTGGGTCTTGCGCAGCCGGTCGAGCACCTCGTCGAGGGCTGCGGCAGCGGCCGGGCCGCCCTTGGCGACCGCCGCGCGCATCTTGTCGGCGTTGAGGCCAAGGGCGGCGAAGCTTGCCGCTGACTCGGCGGTCCCTTCAACAGCGCGGATCGCGAACTCTTTCAAGGCGTCCGCTGCAACATCGCTGTCCCTGGCACCGGCCTTGATCGCCTGTGACAGCAGCCCGAGGGCCTGCGGTCCGGACAGCCCGAGCTTGGCGAACTGAACCGAGTACTCGTTGAACGTGTCAACGAGGTCGTCAGCCTTGTTCGCGCCGTTCTGCGCGCCGGCCGTGATCAGGTCGAACGCTTCCTTGGCGTTCTTCGCCAGGCCGTTGCGGAGGATGTTGCCGACCGCTGTCGCCGTTCGGCCGACTTCCTCGCCAAGCACCTCGGCCACGGTCAGCAGCCCGCCCGACACCTGCTTGATCTCAGCGACCGTAGCGTCACGGCCCAGGATGCCGTTCTGGGTAGCAGCGCGGATGGCGTCGCTGACCCCTGCTAGGGATTCGCCGTAGCCTGCGGAGTACAGCGCCCCGGCTGCCTGCCCGTACCGCTTGGCCTCAGGGCCGGTAGCGCCGAGCTGGGCGGTCAGCCTGGCGTTCGCCGCCTCGGTGTCCATCGCCCCGGCCAGCCCGCCGACGAGAGCGGCCCCGATGGCGATGCCGGCCGCAGCCGCCGCGATGGCCCCGGCTTTGAGGGTGCCGAGCAGACCCTCGAACGCGCCCTCTGTCTCGTCAAGCCCCTTGCGGGCCTGGCTGCTGTCGATCGAGACCGTGCCGAACAACTCACCGACGTTGAGGGCCACGAGCACCCCCTCGGCGCGTTGTTCAGTTAGGTCGAGTGCAGCGCGGCCCGGATCTTGCCGGGGTCATCCACAACGGACAGTTCAGGCCCGGCGACGTGCCGGAACACGGAGTGTTCGCTCAGGCCGTGCATCAGGGCGCGGAACTCGGCTACGTCCAGGGCCGCGAGCTGCTCGCCCGTGATGCCGTACTCCCGGCGGAAGTCGGCCAGGATCAGCGACCAGTGCGACCGCGTGACCTGCCACCAGCGCGGCGGGCCGCCCGGTTGCCCGGCGCCTGCGCTTTTCCCGCTGCGGCCTTGGCTGCGGTGGCCTCGGCGACCCGGGCGGCGATCTCGTCGAACGTCACGACCTGGCCGCTGGCGCGAGCGAACCCGTAGGCCAGCAGGATTTGGAACTGGGCCATGTCGCAGCCGGCCCGGCTCCACTCGTCGAGAGCGTCCTCGCCCCAGACCATCGCGACGAGCCGCCGCGTGTCGCCGAGGTCTTCGGAGTCGGCCAGCCGGTCGCGTTCGTACAGCACCTGCAGGGGCAGCGACATGGGGACGGGGACCAGCGCGCCGAAGATGCGGGCGCGGGGCTGGGTGCGGCCTGTGGTGTGCCGCTGCCAGAACGCGTCGAAGTCCTCAACCTCGGTGGCGGGGTCGGTGCTCGGGTGAAGGTGCTCGGTCACGGCTACGGCCTCGCCATCGTGGTCTTGGGTCCGGATCGGGTGAACGTGCAGGACCACGAGGCTTTGTCGTTGTTGCCGCCGCCGGTGTCGCCGACCGACACGTACGCGGTCCACACTTCCCAGATCGTCTCGCCGGGGGCAGCGAAACGGACCTGGCCCAGCGACAGGTTCCCGACCTTGGTGCCAAGCGCTTCCACGAGCTTCTGGCCTGGCTCCGGCTGCCCGGTCGCCGGGTCGGTGAGCCGGAAGCCTTCCAACTGGAGCGAGGCCCCGCGCTGCATGACCTGGCCTTCGTACTCGCCAGCGGACACGAACGACGTGGTGTCGGTGGTCTCCTCGTTCTCGCTGCGCGAAAGCGTGAAGGTGTTCAGGCCGCCGATCTCGGTCCAGACCGGGGTGGCGGCCCCGTCGCTGATCTGGAACACGCAGTCACGCGCGTTGTACTTCACAGGTGGTGCCACGGTTCCCCCGTTGTTCTAGGTGCGATGCGCCGAGGCGGCGCGGATCTCGGTGCGGAAGTTGACGGCGAACCGGCGGCGGCCCGACTCGTCGAGGCCCAGCGGCACGGGGCCGGACTGCACCCCGGCGCAGGACAGCAGGTGCGTCCCTCCGGGCAGGCGCAGCGGGCCGAGGCCGTGCAGGGCGTCGTACACGGCGGCGGCCAGGTCGGCGGCGGCCTGGGTGCTTGCGGGCCCGCGCACCGTGACCTGTACCGACGGCTCGTCGTAGCCGAGGCCGGTGTCAGACTCGGGGCCCGCGTACAGGGCGACGGCGACGGCCAGGTCCGGCGCGGGCGGCAGGTCGTCAAGGAATACGTTGCCGCTCGCACTGGTCGCGCTGTAGGTGACCAGCCCAGCGGTGGCTAGGTACCGCGCCAGGCCGTCAGCCAGTCCCACCCGCGGCCTTCCGCTTGGGCTCGGCGGGCTGCTGCTCGCCGGGGCGGTGCCAGTCCGCAGACGCCGCTAGGCGGCGGTCCTCTGTGGAGTTAGGGACGGTGCGGGCCTGCTCGCCGCTGGTGTGCTGCCAGAGTGTCACGATAGGTGTCTCCTGATCTGCTGGGCGATGACCTGCCCGGCGATGCGGCGGGCTGCGACGATCGGGTCCTCCAGGTACTTGGCTTTGCGGCCCGGACCGTGGTGCATGGTGAGGCGCTCGTGTTGCACGATCGCCAGCGCCACCGTCGCGCCGGGCGGCGAGTCGTAGGTGATGAACCCGGTAGCACCGGTGCTGCTGGCCCGGACGAAGGTTCTGCCCGTGGCGCGAAGGTCGCCGCCGTCGAGGGGCACGAACCCCTGGGCCTCGTCGAAGATGAACCGGGCCACGGTGCGGACACCTGCGACGACACCGGCCTGTAGCGCGTCGAGGGCTTCGTCGCCCCGCCAGCGGAGCTGAAAGCGGCTCACGAGCGGCCCCCTGTCCACTGTGGCGGGCCGATAGGCTCCCGGGATGCGGAAAGTGAAGATGGTGACCTTGCTGGGCCTGGCCGCGCTGCTGGCGGCGGGCTGTTCGCCGGGGACGGACCAGACGCCCGGGGCGGCCCCCGCCACCACTCAGGGGCCTTCGCTTGCGGCCACGGCGTCGCGGGTCCTGCCCCAGCCCGACGAGGCCCAGAAATCCGGGTACCTAGCTGCCGTAAAGGTGATTGACCCTCGGCTCGCGGAGAAGCCCGACCGCGCTGTCAGCCACGGCCGGGATATCTGCCTCGACCTCAAGTCATCCCGTGACAAGGCGGTCCGGCTGGCCGCGCAGCGTGACGAGGTCACACCGGCCGTGGCGGAGAAACTGGTCGCCGCAGCGATCAAGCACCTGTGCCCCTCGGGCAGCTACTAGCGCAGCCTCACCTCAACGTGATGCGGCCCAGCCCGGCCCGGGATGACGGCCACGGTGACGGCGGTCAGTACCCGGCCGCCGATGGTGACCCTGGCGCCGGCGGCGATCGGGGTGCCCAGCGGCAGGAACAGCCGCGCGGTCGCCGGGGCCTGCTCGCCGAGGTTGTCGCGGAGCAGCTCGGCGGCGTCCTCGATCCGGCACCTGCTTGCCACCCCGGGCCCGAACAGCGGCCCGGTCGCGGAGTGTCCGGCGGGCGGCTCGATCAGGCAGGTGTCGCCGAGCAGGTGGTCGATGCTCATGCGCGGTCCGGGAGCCGGTAGCGGTCCAGGACCAGCCGCTCGACGGGTTCCAGCGCCGGGGTGCCCGGCGTGCTGGCTGCCGTGGTGTAGCTGTACGCCCCGATGGCCTCTTGCCGGTACGCGGCTGGGGTGGCGGCGTGACGTGCGGCAACGGAGACGACCATCGCGGCCACGTCGTCGGGGACCGGGTCGTACCCGTGGCCGAACGTGACCTCGACAGCCCGAAACTGGTCAGGCCAGCCGGCCCGCCGCCGCAGCACCCCGGCCGCCGACCATTCGTAATCGGTGACCGGGATGCCGTCGACCTTCACCGTGTGCACGGCGGTCAGCAGCAGCGTCGGCAGCAGCAGGATCATCGACCCGTCGCCGTCGAGGACTGCCGACGCGTCCGGCTCGGCGGAGATGTTCCAGCCGCAGTAGCCCCGGACCTCGGTTGAGGCGACCAGCAGCAGGGCGGCTGCGTTGGCTGGTACCGGGGCAGTCGTGTAGTCCGGCCACTGGGCGACCGTGACCAGCCCGGCCACGGCTCAGCCCTCAGCAGGCGGGCGGGCCGCCGTCTTCTTTTGCGCGCGGGCCGGTACTGCGGGCGGCCCGGTGGCTGGGGCGGGGAGGCCCCGCTCGGCGGCATCGGCGGCCGACAGCAGCAGGGTCGTGGCAACGCCGTTGACGACCACGTCGTACGGGTACAGCTCAGACATCGGCACCACCCCCTACAGCCCGGTCACGGTGCAGAACGCGGAGGGGCGGGTCACGGCGAACGCGACTCGTTCCTCGGCCAGCAGCGCCACCAGGTTCCGGATGAAGAAATCGGCGTGCGCGTCGGAGATGGTGACCGTGGTCTGTTCCCGGTCCCACAGCACGGCTTTGGAGAAGTCGGCCACGAGGCCGGTGCCGGCGGGCATGATCTCGGACTCGACGACCGGGACGCCCCACGCGGTGCGGGGCCCGATGCCCCACGGGCCCGAGCCGAAGTAGCGGCCCTGGGTGTCCTTGAGCAGGTCGAGCTTTTCGACCTCGACCGGGTTGAGGACGATGCCGCTGGGTGCGACCCGGCCGACCGTGCGGGCCTTGGTGATCGCCTTGCGCAGCGCATCGGGGAAGGTGTCCGCGCCCTTGGCGATCGTCTGGATACCCGAGGTGCCGAGGATGCCGGGCAGGTTCTCGCCGACACCCGAGCCGTTGAGGATCTGTGCCTCTTCGGTCTCGGCCAGGTCGGCGGCCAGCTCGTCACGGATCAGGCCCTCAAGCTGGGCCACGTCCGCCAAGGCGCGCTTGGTGGCCGGCACCCACTCGGCGAGCGTCTTCACGGTCGCCGTGCGGCGGGCGAACGCCCAGGACCCCTCGGGCTTGTACCCGCCAGCCGGGTCGTTGACGAGCGCGCCAGCGCCACCCGGGGCGGTCGGCGGGGCCGAGCTGGTCGCCTCGGGCACCGGGGCGGCGGCGTTGGTGTGGCTCGTCTGAACGACGTACTCGACGGTGTCCGACGTGGTGCGCCGTACCGAGATCAGGTCGCGGACGGTCAGTGCCCGGCGCCCGAGCATCTCGACGATGTCGGTGCGTTCCGGGACCACGAACGGGCCGGCGCTGGTCGGCGAGCCGCCGACGAACAGGGCCTTACGCGGAAGGTCGACGGGGATCGGGTCGGACTGCACCCGCGCCCGGTCGGGCACCCGGACCTGGCCGTACTCGTCACGGCCGAACGCGCCCATCAGGCTCTTGAACTGAGCACTGCCGACGACCTGTAGGCCGAGGCTCGCGGCCTTGGCGCGGGTCGGGTCCTCGCCCTGGGCACCGAGGTCGCCGCGGGCGGTGTCGATGTCGTCGAGGCCAAGGTCGGCGGCGAGCTGGTCGGCGCGCTTGAGCAGGTCCTGATCCCGGCGCGCGGCCTTGATCTGCTCGACGAGCTGACCGGCGGCGTCAAGGTGCCCGGTGTACTCGGCGAACTCGTTGCTGTTCATGTCGCGGCCCTCGTCGAGGGCCTTGGTGGCGATGGCCTTAGCTGCTGCAAGGGCCGTGTTCGCCTCGTTCTTGAGGCGGGCGAGCTTGGCGGACAAGGTGGTACTCCCCGTGAACAGGGCGCAGCGCGGCCCGGGGGCCGGTGCGCGGGTGAAGGGTGACTAGGCGGCGTCGAGCGCCAGGTCGAGCGCCAGCTCGGCGGCGGTGTCACGACGGGGCCGGGGCAGCACCTTGACCCGTGCGGGTTCCTCGGTGTCCGGGGCGTGGCCGTGGATGGCCTTGCTCTGGCAGGCCGCGCCCAGGCGGACAGCGGCGTCGTGCATGTGCTGTAGGTCGGCCAGGTCGGTCGTGCTGTTGCGGCGGCCTTCCTTGACGGCCAGCAGGCTCGTCGCCTGGTTGGCGCCGATCAGCGTCGGGCCGACCTCGTACACCTTGAGCTTGCGCAGCTCCAGCACGTCGGCCCCCTCGTGCACACCTGGGGCGGCGTCGAGGATGTCGTACGCGAAACTGAACTGGGTAACCCTGCGGCCTTTGAGCAGCCGGTACACCTGGGCCGCTTTGGGGGCGTCGAGGTCGAGCAGGCCCCGGACCCAGAGGCCCTCGCCGGTCTCGGCGGCCTCGATCACGTGCCCGATGTGGTAGTCCGGATCGTCCGACCGGTGACTCCAGATGATCGGGATGGGGTCGCCGCTGGCCTCCCACTCGGCCAGGGTGTCCGTGAACGCTCCCGGCATGACCTTGTCACCGACCGAGTCGACATTGCCGAACACGGAGACGATCGCCTCGAACTCCCCGGCGGGGGCCTCGGGGCCGCCGGCCTGCTTGATCCGGGCACGGCAGGTCTTGAGCAGCACTAGGAATCCTCCCGGTCGGCGGTGGTCAGGCGCATGTCGCAGGTGCAGCCGGCCCGGTCGTCCTCGTCGAGGACCCGGTCGCCCGGCCACCGCGCGCCGTTGCTGAACTTGGTGCCGATCGCTGCGGCCTCGCCGTCCATACGGGCGTGCGAGCTGCGCGGCCTGCTGCTGGTGACCACCCAGGTTTTGTGTGTGAACCCGGCGTGCGGGCCGGCGTCCTCGGCGGCGAACCCCGAGACGTTGGTGGCCTGCGTGATGGCGATCTGCCGGGCGCGTACCTGCTGGGCGGCCGTGAACAACGCCGTCAGCTCGGCGAGCGGATCGGCGGCGGCCTGTGCGGCGGCGACCTGTTCGACGGTGGCCTCGTTGATGGCCTCGGCGGCGTGCTCGGCGTTGGCGGCCAGCCAGCCGGTCATGGCGTCCAGCGCGGCGGCCTGGTCGAGGTCGCCCCCGGCGGCCAGCCCGGCGACGACCCCGGCAGCGTACTGCTGGTTGATGCCGAGCAGCAGCTCGGCCAGCTCCGGGTTCCACCGGTCCGGGTCGAGCAGGTCATCAGCCGCAGCCTTGGCCCCGGCCCTCGACAGCACCGCCCGGGACTGCCGCGCGAAGAACCCGGCGAGCTGCTCGGCGGCCTCGTCGACCAGCTGGCCGGGCGCGGCCTTCACCCGGACCCACCTGCCCGCCTTGCTGCGGCGGGCCTTGGGCGGCGGCGCGGAATCCCTCGGGCTGGCTTGCCCGCCCACCGTCACGTTCAGCGGGACAATCAGCTCGTCCCCGCCGGGCACGGTCGGCAGGTTGTTCCTCGCCCTGGCCTCGTTCGCGGTCATCCACGGTCGCCCGACCGAGGTGCTGAACGCGGTGGCCTGCTCGGTGAACGAGCCGTTGAGCTTGGCAGCGAGGTTGAACTCGACGTACACCCGGTTCGCGTCGGGCAGGTCGGGGACGAGCTGAGCCTCGATCACCTGCGTGATCTGTTCCAGCCACGGCCCCAGGGTGTCCGAGTAGAGCTGGCGGTGCTGCTGCTCCACATTGGAGAAAGTTGCGTGATCGAGAATGCCGACCATCGGGGGCGGGATGTGGAACGCGCTGGCGACCTCTTCCCTGGTCAGCCTGCGGGCCTCGATGTACTGGGCGTCGGCGGGCGAGATGGCCGCCGGGGTGAAGCTCATGCCGTCCTCAAGCACCGGCGTCCCGCCAACCTGCGGGCCGTCGCCGGTGTACTGCGACTGCCAGGACTGCCGGAACCGCTGGCGCGCGGGGTCCGACCAGTTCGGGGCGTCCACGGGCCGGGACAGGTAGCCGCTCACCCTGGCCCCGTTGCGCCAGAGCTGCTCGCGGTAGGCACCGGCGGCGTAGTCCTCGGCCAGGACCTGGCGCAGTGTCTCGATCGGGGAGCTGCCCCAACCCGACGTACTGGGGTCGTAGCCGTGGAAGTGGACGACCTCGTCGGCCGTGAAGGTGTGCACTCCCCGGCCCCCGGCGAACTCGTACATGGCCGGCGACACCCAGCTCGGGCCGACCGGGCGGACCATCCGGGGCGGCAGCCGCAGCAGCCCGAGCCCCGACGCGCCCCGGACCTTGAGCCAGAAAGCGTTGTCGAACAGGGCGAGGTCTTGGACCAGGGCGTCGATCAACTGGTACCGGGTGACGCGCGGCCAGGGCGAGCCCAGCAGCACCGCGAGGGGGTGCTCGGCAAGGCGCTGCCGGTCGGTGTCGCTGACCCTGCGGAACACTCCCAGGCCCAGTTGGGCGATGTTGCGGCCCAGGAAGCTAATCACGGTGCGCACCTGCGGCTGGGCCCGCCAGATCTGCGCGTAGTCGCTGACGAGGTTGTCCGACAGCCGCAGGTGCGTCGAGCCGGCGGCGATCGGGGCGGCCAGGGTGGCGATCTGGCCCGAGGACACAACGAACGCCACGCCGCCCCCTTGGGTTAGGTGATGAGCTGGATGAACTCGACGGCGCTGCGTTCGATGACGACCTCGCCGTCGACCGGGACCGGGGCACAGCCCGGCTCGTGCAAGGTGGCGTCACGCAGGATCAGCAGGGGCCCGGAGCGGGCGAACAGGATGCCGGCGAAAGCCTTGCCGCCGGTCAGGTTCACGATCGCCCGCCGTCGCAGCAGCCGCCGGAACGCGAACAGGGCCACGTCACACCACCTCTAGGTCACGCTCGTCGTAAGCGCTGGTCTTGGGTTTGGGCGCGACCATCGCGCGGGCGAGGGCCGTCACCAGCGCCGAGATCCCGTCGATGTTGTCGCCGCTCTTTGCCTTGTCCGGCTTGACGTTGCCGGCGGCGTCCATCTGGACGGCGAGGTTGTCGAGCATCCACCGGGCCACTGGGTGACCGCCGTGCCGGACCACCGGCGCGCGGCTGGTTCCCTTGCGCAGCAACGTGTTCAGCTCTTTCAGCGGGGGCGACATGCTGGCGTAGCCCTGCCCGATCGGCACCACCGGGGCCCCGGCCTCGGCTAGGTCCGTCACGAGCTGCGTGGCGTTCCAGCGGTCGTAGCCGAGCGCGGCGACCTGCAACAGGTCGAGGTCGGCGTCGATGCGCTGGCGGATGTGCCCGTAGTCGATCACGTCGCCCGGGGTCAGGGTGAGCAGGCCGTCGCGGTGCCAGACACTCGCGTTGCCCGCCGTGCGCTTGTCCAGGTCGCCGAGGATCGCCTCGGGGGCCCAGAACCGGAACAGGCAGTCGTACCCGCCCGCGCCGTCCGGCAGCAGCCAGGCCAGCGCGGACAGGTCCGTCGTCCGGGAGAGGTCCAGGCCGCCGAACGCCACCCGCCCGGCGAGCTGCTGCTCGTCGAGCACCGGGCCAGCGTTGCGGTCCCACACCGCGAGGGGCAGGTACCGGGTCTGCTGCCGGGTCCTGATCCCGAGGTGCAGCCGCAGGTACGACGCCAGCTCGGCCGGGGTGTCGCGGGCCTTGGTTGCTTTGCCCGCCAGGTACTCGGCGGTCGGCGAGATGCCGTAGCCGGGGTTGGCCTTGCGCTGCGTCTCCGGGCTGAAAGGGTCGTCCCGCTCGCTGGCCCCCCAGATCACGCCGTACGTGGTCGGGTCGACCAGGGTTCCGGCGGCGAGCTGCTCGACCCGCCTTCTCTTCCGGCTGTAGATGGTGTTCGGCTTGCCTGCGTCGGCGGTCGTGATCAGGACCACGAGCGGCTGTTCCCGCGAGCCGGTGCCGGTCTCGATCGTCTCGACCAGGTCCGGCGTCGCGTGGACGTGCAGCTCGTCGACCACGGCCGCGTGGACGTTCGCGCCGTGCAGTGCCTCGGCAACCGAGCTGACCACGGTGAAGTAGGACCCGGAGCGCGGGTGAACTATCTTCTTGGCCAGTGCCCGGACGTGACCGGAGAGGGCCGGGGCGTGGCGGGCGAGCTGGCGTACCGGCTCGAACAGGTACGACGCCTGCCGCTCGGTGGTGGCGGCGGCGAGCACCTGCGCGCCGGGTTCCCCGTCGCCAGCCGTGAGGTAGATGGCCAGCCCGCCGGCCAAGGTCGTCTTGCCGTTCTTCCTCGGCACATCGACGTAGCACTCGCGGATGATCCGCACCCAGCGCCCGGCCTCGTTCTGCCGTACCCAGCCCATGACGGGGGCGAGGATGTACGCCACCTGCCACGGGTCCGGGACGAGCGGCTGGCCGGCTAGCGCTCCCTGGGTGTGCCGCAGCAGCCCGAACGCCTTGAGGACCCGGTCGACACGCTCGGGGTCGAACCGGGCCCCGGGTAGCGTGCGCGGTTCCGGGGTCTTGTGCTTGGGCGGGCACGCCGGTAGCGGGATGCCCCGGCTGATCAGGTACCAGGCGACCTCGGGTGACAGCTTGATTTTCCGCAGTTGCGCCCGGCCCGGCATCGGGTTCGCTGGCGGTTGCGCAACCGGGCCGAGGTCAGGCGAACGGGTTCTCGTCGTCGGGAGCACTGGTGTCCCCCTTGGCGAGCTTGCCCTCAGCGGCCGGGGTGAGTCCGAACTCAGCGCACCAGCTACGGAATTCCTTACCCGCGCGTTCCTCGATCCCGACCCACGGCGCGGCCACCCTGCCCTGGGAGTTCTCGGCCAGCAGCCCGTGGGCCTGGCGCATGGCGACGGCCTGCCGCCACCGGGCGTAGGTCTCAGCCCCGACACGCAGGGCCGGGCCGTCCAGAACCTTCAAGAGCTGCAACTCCGGCAGGTGCGCAACCACCAGGTCCCACAGCTCTGCCGCTTCCGGCGAGAGGTCGTCAGGCCGGGAGGGCAGTTCGCGGGCGAACTCCGGGAGTTTCGCCACCTTCCGCCCGCCGGAGTCACGCCCCGGGGCGCGGCCTTCCAGCAGTTTCAGACCAGCAGGTTTGGGGGTGCGGCCGGTTGCGGCAGGCACGGCGGCACCTCCCATCATGGTTCCGGTCTCGGTGGTGCCGATGTGGCAGCTAGGTCCAGCACGCGCCGTTGTCGCAGGGCGCATCGTCTTCCGGTTCCAGCCCCGGCAACTCGTCCTGTGCCGGTGCGATGTCGTCGGCGAGCGGGCGCGCGGAACGCAGGAAGAACACCGGGTCGCGACCCAGCTCGGCTCGGCGTGTGTTGAGCAGCGACTCAAGGTCGCAGGTTGCGGCGAACTGATCGGGCCTATCGCGGCGCATGATCGCCCAGTGCGCGCGGGTGTGCAGCGGGCAGAACCAGCACGACGACTTACCCGGTACCGGCAGCCCTGCGGCCCTGATGATCGACATGCAGTCCGCGCGGTTGAGGCGCAAGTCGAGCAGCGGATACGTCACGCGCTCGTACGGGTTGACCCAGCGGTTGTGCGCGCGGTGCATCTCGTCGAGGGAGATGCCCACCGCAACCGTCGCCGGATTCTCAGAGCTGGCCCCGTTCGCGCGCAGCCACCGACCGAGAACCTTGATCTTGAAGTCCGCCGTACACGACCTGGTGCCCGGCGAGCCGTTGCTCATCCTCACCGGGATCGGCAGCGACCGCGACCCTGGCCGGGTCAGGCGGCCGAGCAGCGTCTCGACCCGGCCGTCGCGGCGTACCCGGTCGAGCTGGTGTAGCGCGATCCCGTGCGCGGCGGCGTAGGGGGCCGCCACCTCGTGGACATAACGCAGGCTCGCCGGTTCCTCGCTGTCGTCGCCAACGTTGGCGAACAGGAAGGTGGGGAAGTCGATCCGGCCGGTCGCGGCGAGGACGAGCAGTGCGGTCGACTGCACACCGCCGCCGTAGGCGACGACGCGGATCGGGCCTCGGGTCGTGAGCATCATTCACCCCCGAGCCGAGTTGGAAAGTGGTATGACGAGCTAGTCCACTCGGAGGTGAACTTTGGAGACCAACCCAGCAACCGGCAAACTCCACCAGACGGATCAGATCCGTGATCACGTCTTCCCGCTCTGCGTCTTCGATCATCAGACCGGCAAGGTAGTACGGATGTTGGGCTCAGCATTCCTCATCGGTGAGCGCCACTATGCCCTCACCGCAGCCCACTGCATACGCGGCGAAACAACGGGCTTGGCCGCCATGTTCATTCGAGATCGCGAATGGTATGCGTACGACATCGTCGCGTCGGCCATTCACCCCAGTGAAGACGTCGGGCTCGTCCGGCTGCAAGGAAGCGGCCTGACCTCCATGATGCGACTCTCGAAATCTCACTACCCTCAAGCACACCCGTACAAAAATTTCGGGTACCCCGAGGATGTGTACTACGAGATGGTCAAGGACGGAGCAGCCTTGATCCGGCCAGACCTCGTGTACACCGAGGGCTACATCCGACGTCGCATCACGGACGTCCCGATGCCATTTCCCGGGCGATACTTCTTCGAGTTGAGCGCCATCTCCGACCCAGGTTCGTCCGGAAGCCCCGTGATGAAGATCAACCCCGGCAGCAAGATGGATGTGTTCGGTATCTACGTAGGCGAGCGCAGACGCGAACAGGGTGCGGCGGTCGGCTACGCGGTTCGGGTTGACGGGTTCGGGGATTGGCAGCCCGAGATCCTGGATAGGACGGTATACGAGGAATCACAGTGACAATGACTGTCCAACTGCATGGTTGAGGGCAGAAGGAGCCGACCGCAAGGGGGGTCTCTGGTTCTGAGCGTGTGTGCGCGTCACCACCCCGGACGGTCTCGCCCCTCACCGCGCCAGCGATTGCGACGCCCCTACCCCTCGGCCTCGTCGGCTTCGGCGGCCTGGTCGCGGTCGCGGTGCCAGCCGCCCGGTTGCAGGCGCGCCGTCTCGCTGCTGTGACAGCCGTGGCACAAACCCCGGCCGAGTGCCGGGTCGCCGTGCGGGTCGACACCAGCCTCGATCAGCTCACGCAAGGACAGCGGGTAGTGATCGGCGTGCGCGGACAGCCGAAGCTGGCACACCTTGCAGATCGGGTTCTTGGCTAGAACCTGCCGCCGCCATGCCCGATGCCGGGCGCCGTATCCCCGCCTCACTGCTGACGGCCGCAGGTCCGGCAAGCGCTCGGCGTGCTCGGGGCAGCGGCGCTGTCCGCTGGGGACGAGTTCGGGGCAGGGGGGCCAGCCGCGCCAGGTGCAGGGGGTGGGGGGTCGCTGCGGCATCAGGCTCGCGCCAGTTCGGCGAGGTCGGCCAGCAGCAGTTTCACGGCGTGACTCGCCTGCAGGTTGACGACGCCGTTGCCGATCACGCGCAGGGCGCGGCTGTAGGTGGTGACAACGTCGGTGACGTAGCCGCCGCTCAGGCCCATCATCCACTCGGCGAACCGGGCGTTGAGGCGCGGTGCGGTGCGGCCCTGCTCGATCGGGTCGGGCGCCGGGCGTCCGGTGACCTGTTCCCACCGTGCGATGGCTGTGGCGTACTGGCCCCAGCGCGACCCTTCCTCGGCGGCGAGCTGCACGGCCACCCCGAGGGGCATCCCGCTCGCGCCCTTGCTGCGGCGGGCGGCCAGCAGCTTGTTCCGCGCTAGCCAGGACTCGGGGTTGTCGTTCAGCCCAAACGGGCTGCTGCGCAGGGTCGGCAGCAGGGAGACCGTGTTCGGCAACGACGAGATGTTCGGCAGCGGCGAGATCCCCCGCCCGTCGCGGGCCGCAGGGGTTGCCATCAGCGCCAGGTCTCGGTTTGCTGGCGGCGCGGCCGGTTCGGTGACGGGCAGTCCGTCGAGGCGGGAGGCGTCAACCGCGAGGATGAAAACGCGCTGCCTGCGGTGGGGAGCGCCTACGTCCGACGCGCGGACGCTACGCCATGCGCCCAGATACCCGAGGGTGGAAAGGTCGCCGAGTACACGTCCGAATCCCTTGCTGAGGTGCCCGGATACGTTCTCCAGCAACACGAATCGCGGTCGTAGCTGGCGAATGGCCGCAGCGATGGACGGCCAGATGTTGCGCGGGTCATCTTCACCTCTGCGGGGTCCGGCCAGGCTGAACGGCTGGCAGGGGTAGCCGCCGACGATCCAGTCGACGGGTGGGGTTGCGGTCCAGTCAGCGAGCGTGAGGTCGCCGAGGTTCGGAACACCCGGGTAGCGGGCGGCGAGGACGGCGGAAGCGTGAGGGTCGGTTTCGGCGTGCCAGGCGATCGTGCCGCCGCCAAGGGCGTCAACCAGGCCGGCGTCTAACCCGCCGTATCCAGAGCAGAGGGAACCGATGGTGAGCACGCCCCACCTCCATGCCGCGACTCGACGGCCTCAAAGATGGGTGCTGTGTGTTGCCCGGTGCGGCCGGGCGGGGCGTGCTCGGGAACGCCGAGAGCCCCGGGCCGCTTGGGCTCCGGGGCTCTCTCGGGTGCAGTGCACCAACTCTGACTTGACAGTACTTCGGTGCTGGTCAGGGCTCAATGGATCTTGGGTGTGGCCTTGCTTACGAGCATGTGTTCCAGATCGTCGAACACGTAAAACGTCCTCCCGCCCTCGCGGTAGCGCTCCCAGTTGCGTTCGCTGGCCAGCCGGTACACCGTCCCGATAGGACGGCCGTAGATCTTGGAGATGTCGGCAGCCGTCAGCCCGAACCGCTTCGTCACGCGGCCACCGCCGTCCGGGCGGGCTTGAGTTCGTGCCAGCGGTCGCGGCCCCAGCGGTGGGCCTCGGGCTCCACGTCGCACACCACCGCCGACCGCTCGGGCCGGTCCAGGTACACGTTCGCTGTGATCAGCCCTCCGCAGCCGACCACCACGCACGGCCCCAGCAACCGGCGGCGCGGCGGGTCCGGGTACGCCGCCTTGTCGGCGATGTGAACCAGGTCGCCGACCTCGGCGCACAGGTCCCCGGCCGCCGGGTGCGCGCACAGCCAGTCCAGGTGGCGGCGCAGGTACCCGGCAGTGGCCACAGCGTCGCTGCGGTAGCGGTAGACCCGGTTGGCTGGCCCGATGAACCCGTGGGGCATCTCGCACAGCCCCCAGGCCCCAGGCGGGCGGATACCACGCTCGTCAGCGACCATCCCGGCCCACTCAGCGAGGACAGCGAGGAGCTGGGCGCGGGCGTCACCGGCCGCAAGGTTCAGCGGGAGCCCCGGCTCCGAGGTGCCCGACACCTTGTCGTGCAGCCCGGTCGCGCGGATCATGGCCTGTTCGCAGTCAGCGGCCAGCCCCGGCAGGCTGGCCAGGTACTCGCCGAGGCGGTCGCGGCACACCCAGCAGACGCGCAGCCCGTCAGCAGCCGGGCGAGGGTCCGTGCGGCTCTTGTCCTCACGGTCGCGGCGGCAGCCTGCCGACTCGCACAACGTCATGTTCAGGGTCTTCACTCAGTCACCGTCCAGATCTGGATGTAGACGCCCGGGATGGGCAGGGCGAGCGGGTGCTCGTCGGGCCAGCACTTGGTGGCCGTCAGCTCGACGACCTGGCTGTCGTCGGCCCAGACCTTCGCGTCGGTGAGGGCGTCGAGCAGCGCACGGCCGAGCTTGTCGACATCGGGCCGCTTGCTCGGCCAGGTGCGGGTTTTCTTCGGCGCGCTCTTGGGCTTGGGCATGGTGGCCACGGCCATCACCTGCACCGGCCCGAGGTGCGGGGTGGTCTGCCCTGTGACGGCGAGGGCGGCGCGGGCGGCGGCGGTGACGGTCGCCCGCCACGGCCGCAGCCGGGGCGACGAGTCGATGAGGCGGCCCCCGCCGACGTGCCGCAGTGATCCCTGCGGGGCGGGGTTGCCGTAGGCGTACACGGCGAGCAGCAGCTCAGACATTGAAGGTCTCCTTAGAAGGGTGGGATCTGGTCGACGGGGACGGCCCGCCACGGGGCCGGGATCTGGGTGCCGCGCTCGACCTGCCCGGCGTCGAGCAGGCGGCGGAGTGCGGCCTCGGTGGTCTCGACGCTCATGCCGAGGCGGACGGCCACCCCGAACAGGTAGTCCGGCCCGTTGCGGACGAGGTGCCCACGGACCCGGGTGGCGTCCGGGTCGAGTTCCCGGGGCTGGCGCTGCTGCGGTACCGGCAGCACGGCCGGGGCGTGGTGCCCGGCGGCGATGGGCTGCCCGCACTGGTGGTCCACCACGACGGCACCGCTCAGGCTGGCCGCCCTGCCAGCGTCGCGGCGGACCAGCTCGCGGCCGACGATGCTGTACGTGCTGCGGCCTGCGAGCACGGCGTCCAGTTCCCCGGCCGGGGTGACGGGCTGCGGGTCGGCGTGGACGGGGACGCCCTCGGCGACACCGGCCAGAACCAGCACCCGGCAGCGGGGGCAGGTGTGCGGGAGCGCTGGGGTCGAGATCATGTGGGTGGTCACGCTGCGTTCTCTCCTTCACATCCGACGTGGGTGACGGCTCCCCGGTCGGCGAGCCACGGGTCGAGAAGGTCGCCGCAGCCGAGGCACACGGCGCGCTGGGGCGGCTGGGGTGACTTCGCCCTGGCGGGCTGGGCGAGGTCAGGTGTTTTCTGTTCGCCCTGGGGGCTCGCCGACCTCGCCCACCCCCCGTAGGGGAGGGGGGTGGTGGGCGAAGTCGCGGACGACCTCGCCCCGTCGATGGATGGGCGAAGTGGGGCGAGGTCAGGCGAGGTCGCCCCGAGAGCAGCCGCAAGAGGGGTTAGGGCTCGATCGCTGCCGATGTCGTCGGCCTCGCGGTAGGGCCGGGCCGAGGTGAAGATCCGCGCCCCGCGTGGTCCGGCGGCCTCCGTGAGGTAACCCTCGGTGACCAACTGCCGGACCGCTTTGCGCTTGGCTTCGCGGTTGCCGGGGACGCCGGACTCGATGGCGTTCATGGACCCGGGCGCGAACTCGACGTACCTGGAGACCTTGTCCATGAGCGCGGTCGGGCGGAACTCGGCCCGCTCCCCCGAGGTCCCCGGGGCGGCGTTCTGCGGCGGCCCCACGGTGACGGCGATGCGGCCCGGGGTGCGGGAGTCGACGACCACCCGGGCCGCTTCCTGGCTGCGGTCGGTCTTGCGCCACGGGCCGCAGTGCGGGCGGACCGCGCCGGGCCGGTCCTTGGCGACACGCAGGGACACAGCGCCGAGCAGGCCACGGCCGAGTACCTCGACGACCTCGACCATGTAGGCCGCCCCATCGAGGGCTGCCATCTTCGCCTGCCCGCCGATAGCGAACCGGCCCCTGCTCTCGCTGTCCTTGCTGACGTGGTCGATGAGGACGACGGCGGCACCGGTGCGGCGGGCGATCTGGCGCGGTACCTCGCGCATGAACGCGCTGACGTCGTCGTTGTCGGTGGAGCTGGCCCCGTGCAGCCCGAGGGCGTCCGTGACACCGTCCACAATGGCCAGGTCGCACGGTTCCATGAGCAACCGAACCCAAGCCTCGTGTTCGAGGACGTTGGCCCGGGGCGAGGACTCGGGCCGGACGTAGCGGAAGTTGTGGCGGATGTCCTCGACGCCGGCCCCGAGTTCGAGCAGCCTGGCGACTACCGCGGCGGCGTCGGACTCGAAATCGAGGTACAGCACGGGCAGCCCCAGCGTCAGCAGCCGGGCGCATTCTGCTTGCGCCACAAGGCTTTTCCCCGACTCGGACTCACCGTGAAACGAGTGCACCCGGCCCGGGTACAGCAGCGCAGGCCCGTCGACCCGGGGGAACAGCGAGGCGGCCTCGGGCACGAACGTGCCGTCGAGGTGCGCGGTCAGGTCGACCGGCGCCCAGGTACGAACCGGCTCCGGCTCGTCCTCGACCTGGCCGTCGCTGGGGGCTGCGGGGGCGACAAGAGCCAGCTTCGGCGGCGTGGCCGAAGCGGGCGGGGTGAGGACCCCGAGCGGCGCCGGGGCGGTGCGGTTGCTGGTTACGGCGTTCAGAACGGCGGCGGGCAGCGCGCGGGCTGCGGTGCTGGCGGTGATGCTGCCTGCGGCTGCGGCGGCGATGTCGCGGGCCGCCGCTTTCTCGTCTCCGCCGTGGTGCAGGTGCGCGAAGACGCGGCCCATCGTGAGTTTCTGCCCCGGGCCGCTGGGCAGCCCGGCGGCGTCGCTGTGCACGACGAGCGTCGGGGTTCCGCCGTGCCCCGCTCGGGCGGAGTACGCAGAGGACGGGTCGCCGGGACGCCGCCACAGTTCCGCGCCGTCCCGCTCCCGGCCCACCAGGGTCCATCCGGATGGGGCGAGGATGTCGGCCCAGGTGCAGCCGGCAGCGAGGGCGTCGAACGGGGTGCCGTCACCAGCGGGACCGGCAGCACGCGGTTCCGGGGCCGGAAGGCTCGGAGCCAGCGGCGCGGGTGCGGGCTGGGCGGCCTGAGCAGCTTCCAGGGCGGCGTACAGCTCGGGCAGGGTGAACGACACCCCATCGGCCCGCAGCAGCCTGCACGGACGCTGGAGGCCCTCTTTGCGGTTGACGGTGCCGGGGATGCGCAGCACCCGCGCCAGGTCCCCTACGCCGGTGCCGTAGTGCCAGCCGAGCCGCTCGGCTGCCGCACCGATGGCCTGCTGCCAGCCTGCTGATAGGGCGGCGACCTGTTCGAGGTCCCCGTCAATGACGTGCGGCACGTCGAGCAGCCACAGTGGGTAGACGCCACCGCCGGAGTGGATCCACATCGATGGCTCGGGCAAGCCGGCGGCGGCGGCGATCTGGGCGGCGGCCTCGGGGTCCGGGGGCAGCGGGATGGGGGTGGTGGCGTGCCCGGGACCGTTGATGTCGATGTCGGCCCACAGGCCCGGGAACGCGAGCGACAGCTCGGCGCCGCCCCGGCCGGAGCGGGGACGTTCGGTCAGGGTGGTCATTCGGGCGTAGATGCCCTGGCAGCCCTCGGCGTCGAGCTGGGCGACGTAGTCGACGGCCTGGTCGAGCTGATCGGGCGCGTACACCTTGCCCTGCCAATTGTCAGTGGCAACGATGTTGAGCAGGCCGGGCGTCTCGCTGTACATCAGGTCGAACCAGTTGGCGACGACTGCGCGATCGAACACTGTGGCCCCTCCCCAGGGTTGTGCTGGTCTGTCTGTGCGGCGCTCGGCCAGATGGCACCGCCCACCGGCCCCCGTAGACCGATGGACGACGCGAACGGGCCGGGCTACTGGGCGCGCTGCTGCGCTGCGAGCTGCTCGGCGAGGGCACGCGCCTCGGGTCCGAGCTGCGCGAGCAGGGCCTCGGGAATCCCGCCCGCCGCTGCGGCCGGAGCGGCAGCCGGAACGGGAACGGCGGGCGGCGGGCTGGCCGGGGCCGCGACGGTGCGGGCGAACGTCGGGTTTGACGCGATCCACGCCTCCGCGCGGGATACGGCTGCCGCATCGCCGGTGGCGTCCGCGAGGGCGTACCCGGGCTGCTTGCCGGGCTGCGGCGGCGTCATGACGACCCGCCCGAGAACCAGATCGCCGAGCTGGCGCTTGAGGCTGCCGACCGTAGGCCCGTTGAACCACAAGACATCCCGGGCGATCACGCCAGGCAGGCCGGTGACCGGGTCAGGGCTGTCGAGGTCAGCAAAGTCGACCTTGATCGCGTCCTTCTCCCCGAAGGTCGTCGCGATCTTCTCGACATACTCCGTGGGCCTGACGATCAGCAGCCGGCCGACCAGATCACGCATCGGGGCTTTTTCGCCCCCCGCTGATGGTGCTGCGAACATGTGCGAACTCCTTTGTGGGTAGGGATTTGCAGCCAACGCCGCGCAGATCAGGCAGCCAGAGCGCCAGGGCAGCCGTGGGCGTCAGCGGGGCCGGAGCCGGGCCGCCACGCCGGGCACCACGTGCAGGTAGCCGCAGGCGCGTCGGGCAGCAGCGCCCACCGCTCGGGGTGCGCGTCGAGATCGAGCAGCCGGGCCAGTGCACCGAGGCCGGACAGGCGGGCGAGGGCGTCCTCGGCAACAGCCGGGTCGTACGGCTCGGACCACACGTGCAGCCCGCTCAGCCACCCCGACCTGGGGTAGCAGGCCAGGGCGACCCGCTCGACGGAGATGCCCTCACGGGCCAGCCCGTAGCCATAGAGCTGCACCTGCACCCTGTACTGGTCGCCAGGGCCGTCGCGCTTGATGGCCTTGAGGCTGTCCGCGCCGAGGATCTTGTGGTCGATCAGCGTGGCCGTGTCGGTGTCGTACAGGTCGCCGGTCCCGGTCAGGGTGTCGGTGATACGGACCCGCCGCTCGACGAGCCACCGCTCCCGCCCGAGGGCAGCGTTGTGGGCGCGGAAAGCGCGGGCCAGCCAGTCGTGCCCGGCGGTCCCGATGATGCTGGGCCACGGGTCGCCGCCGCTGTTGACGGGTTCGACCCCGGCAGCCTCGTACGCGACTCGCCGCCCGCAGGGGTGCCCGACAGAGCTGGGTCCGATGCGCCGCTGACGGCTGCGCGGGGCACCGGCGGCGGCAGCCCGCACAACGTCCTGAAGGGACTGCGCGAGGCCGGACGAGCCTGAGGGGGCGTTGAAGATCATGACCCCACCGTCCCGGCCAGCTCGACGCCACGGCAGGGGGCAGCAGGGGGCACGAGGGGACCCGCCCCCGGCTGAACAGAGCGAACGTCTCGGTGGTCATGGGCTTCACGCTGCCGCCGGCCCGGTGTGCACCGGCAGGTTGCGACCCGTTGCGACCCGCAACGGTCACCGCTGCGACCAGCCCCGATCATGATCGTCATGGCCTCACCGTCCCCGGGCCAAGGCGGTGGCGGTAGTTGGCTGACGTGGTCCCGTGTAGTCCCGCCAGGTCCCGGGCCGGCTCACGCGGCGGCCTCGTCAACGAGGGAGAACCGGCGGCGGACGGTCTCGACAGTGCACTCCGCGACCAGTGCGGCCGGGGCCAGCTTGCGCAGCCGGGAAGCGTCGACCCGCCGGTCCGTGTAGGTGGAGAACCGCACGGCGACCCGGCCGGCGACGGTTCCGGCCTCAGCCTCGCCGAGCCTCGCCTCGATCACGCGGCGCAGCTCGTCACGGGCTGCGGCCCAGCGGCGGGCCTCGGCGTCGAGCTGGCGGAACGCCGTCAGCGTCGCAGTCAGGTCGTCGACGGCCAGCGTGGCCGGCGCGGGCTGCTCACTCACGCGACCACCCCCGCCCCTGCGGGCGTGAGCCGCAGCGTGCGGGCGCGGCTGGGGACGTGCTCGACCAGGCCGCCACTGGCGAGGCGGTCGACGTGGTAGCTGACGGTGGTGACGGATAGGCCGACTGCCTCGCCCAGGTCCCGCAGGCTCGGCGGGTATCCGCGCTCGGCCGTGTAGGCGTGCAGGGCGTGCAGCACGGCGACCCGCTCATCGGTCAGCACGTTCGTCCTCATCGGACCCCACCTCTGCCGCTCACACCAGGCTTGCGGGCAAGGCGGGCGGGACTGCGCTGGCAAGCGCCGCGCGTCGCAGCGGAAGCTGCACAGGGAACAGCCATGATTCACCTCCATCAAATGGCCCGTTGGTTCTAACCGAGACCTGCGGGCCGAGAAAAAGCCGGGCGGGGACCCGGCGGACAGCGCACCCCGGCCCGTCTCGCACGGGCTGCCGGCTCGGCCAGGCGGGGGCCACCCCGGCTGCACAAGGCGGCGGGGCTTGTAAAGCTTGGTGGCACTCTGGAGTTCTCAAGGGACGATCACAGCGGGTGATTCATCGAACCTACGTTCGCATGATCGAACCGTCAACTGTTTCAGCCGACGCATGGTGCGATGCGACCGAAAGGTTTAGTGCAGGCGTTCTAGAGACCTGGGAGCATGCATGAGCCAGCTCCCCCGGGGGAACCTCTCTGTAGAGCCTGGCGCCTGATGCAAAAAAGGTACCTTCGGAAAGTGTTGTGAGGGCACGCTAAGTTCTAGCTAAGTGCCGCTAACACAGGTGGCCAGCGGGTATGCGACCCGCTCAGGGGAGGAGGCCGCGCGTGCTGACGTTCACCGATGTTTTCGAGGCCCAGCGCGCCGGGCGCTCGTACAAGGCTCTCGCCGATGAGGTCGGTATCCATCACACGGCGATCTTCAGCCTGGCGAGCGGGGCCAACACCGAGTTTCCCTCGCGGTCCACCATCGGCCCTCTCGCCGCCGCCCTGCGCGTTACCGAGCCGGGGCTGATCGCGGCCATAGCCCAGGGGCTCGGCATAGACATGGGCCTGATTGAGATCCCGCGCCTGACCCTCGCGCACGAACTTCCCCCCGAGTCCGACGAGCTGCGCGACCCGCTGCGGCGGAGCATCCTCGACACCATCTGGTCACTCGTCAGCCTCGCCGGGCATCCCCCGCGCCCCCGGCCCCACACGCCGGTCCAGATCGCTGCCGCCGAGCCCACCCCGACCTTGTCAGCCTTGATCAGGGCACACAAAGGGGACAGGACCGCCAAGGCACTCGCCGCCGGAATCGGTATCGGCACCACTACCCTGCACACCCTGACGACCGGCACCAACACGGAGTTCCCCCGGCCCCTCACACTGATCGGAATCGCCGGCGCCCTGCGGGTACCTCAACGTCTCGTCGTCTCAGCCACCGCAGTCGGGCTGGGATTCGACATGGACGCCGCCAGCCAGCCCGCTTCCCAGTTCGGCGCGGAAATCCCTCCCGAAGCCGACCAGCTCCCCGAAGCCAGCCGGCAGGCCATCATTGACCTGGTGCTCTCGTCCCTGGCGATCATCTACGCCCCGTTTGCGCCGCAAACCGAGGACCCCGCGCAGCCAGCCCCGGAGACAGCGGATCAGGTCGCGGCAAGCGTCCGCCACCTACGCCGCGCACAGTGACGTTCACCACATCCCGTGACAGCATTGGCGCTCAATGGCGCTCATTGCCACGCATTCACACGAACCACATCGTTCACTCTTTGCAATCACAAATTGTGAAGTCCCACGTGTCACAGAGTGCGGTTAGGATCAACCCCCTACCCGGCCCCACCGCTGGGGAGACGAGCAAACCCGCCGGTCACTGACCTAACAGGACCTCCAGCGGGTGTAGGGGAGGCACACACGGTGGACAGCACGACCAGTAACGATCCGCTGCGCGGCGCAGCACTCGCCCACCACCCGATCGTGTGGTCCGGCAACGTCACGCGCGGCTGGTTCTCGCGCGAAGAGAACGCATACATTCTGCCCGACACCTGCGACACCGTGCGTACCCGCGACGCCATCGCCTACGCCAAGGCGCGCGTCGAACTGATGGGCTCAAAGCTGCCCAGCCTCCACCGGCACATCGCGCGCCGCGCCTCGGCCAGCCTCATCAGCATCGAGACCCTCGCCGTTGCGATGGTGAGCTGCGACGGGCTCACCGCACAGGCACAGGCCCTCGGCGTGCTCCCCAGCACCCTCACCGACCGCATCGACACCCTCACCCTGCCCGAACGGCACAAGCTGACCCGCCTTATCGAGCAGTACCGCACCGACTGCGGTGGGCGCGTGTGGGAACTCCGCCGCCGGCTGCTCGTCGTATCCCCCCAAGACCTCGCCTCGTAAACACAGCTGAGGTGCCGCCCCGGGGTGTCACGGCGACGGCACCTCACCCAGTCCTACGCGTCTACGCCGCCGCTGAACGCTTACCCCGGCGGCGACTCTCCAGCTCGACGACCCCAGCAGCCGGTGCAGCCGGCTCAGGCTCGGCGTACATCCGCCGCCCCTGCAACAGCGCGCGCAGCTTGTCGCGGTGGGTGTCAACGCCGATGTACGCCATCGTGGTCGAGATGTTCGCGTGCCCCAGCAACGTCTGCACCATCACCAGCGCGTCATCCGTGCCGCTGTCCCTCAGCCGCTCGTACAGCGCTTTTGCGGCCGAACGGCGCAGGGTGTGACCCCCAACCTGCTTGAGGCCCCCAGGCTCCCACCCGAGGGCCTTGAGCACGAACTTGATGGAGCGTTCGATGGTCTGCCTGCGCAGCGGCTTCTCAGGGTCAACCGGCCACTGTGGAACCATCCGCATCACGCCCGGCGCATTCCTAAGCCCCCGGGGCATGCCCGGCGATCCGCTGGGCAGCCGCGCCGGAAGCAGGTACCAGCCCGCAACCAGCCGGGTCCGGCCGGACATCTGCCGGTACCACCCGAAGTAGGTCACCAGTTCTTCCAGCAGTTCAGCGCAGATGGGCTTGCGTTCCCGCTTCTGGGTCTTCGGGGACACCAGCTCAATTTCCATCGCTGCGAAGTCCACCGACTCGATCCGCAGCAGTACCGCCTCACCCGGACGGCACCCCAGGTAGATCCCGAGCGCCGCCGCCATCCGCTCAACCGGGTGCCGCTGGCCAGCGGCCTCCAGCATCTCGGGCAGCCGCTCCGCCGGAACACGATGCAGCGTGTTCGCCACAGCCTTCCTCGCGTACTTCAACTCGGCGGTCGCGGTCAGCGTAGGCAGCACATAGGCCCGGTCCCGCGCCCACTCCAGGAACATGCTCAGGCTGGCGCGGTCGCTGTTAAGCGACGCCTGCGACTTTCCCGTGCGCCGCCCGCCGAGATGCGCGTCTCCCTGCTCGATGTCCTGCAAGCACAAGTCAATGTGCCGGGCGCGCAGATCGTCGGTACGCAGCCCAGCAGCGGCAGCCTGCAAGCGCTGCAGGGTCGCCCGCCGCTGCCGCTGCGTCGAGTCCGACAGCCGGGAGAACACCGACGACGACGTGTACTCCTCGATCGCGTCCGCGACCGGGATGCTGTAGATCATGGGGACAGCCCTTCGAGTGATCAGCGTGTCCCGCAT